CCTAGTCTAAAAATGTGTACAGATAATACTAATATAAATATAACTAATACTAATCTTACAGATAGTAATAAAAAGGCTCTCTTTAAAAAACCTACTTTAAATGAAGTTAAAAATTATTGTATCTTACGCAAAAATAATATAGATGCAGAATCATTTTTTGATTTTTATGAAAGTAAGGGATGGCAAATAGGAAAGGAAATAATGAAAAGTTGGAAGGCTTGTGTTAGGACTTGGGAAAGTAGAGAAAAGAAAAATCCTAAAACAATGTCTAAGTTAGACGCACAAATTAATGAATGGCAAAAAGCAAAAGAATTATTATGATACCACTAAAAAAAGAAGAACTACAAACATTAACCGAAAAAGTCCTAGACTTATTAGGCAAGACTTCAGTAGAAATAGGACATAGGTCAGACGCTCAAACCCTAGCAAGTCTAAGTAAGATATTTGCATCAGACTTAATACAAGAGAAAAGATTTGGAAATATGTCTTGGAATCAAATACTAGATGCATTTCATATTGGAGTAAGGTTTGGTAAAGACGAACCATTCTTAAACATCAGAACCTTTTACAAGTGGGTGTATGCTCACAAGAAAGTAGTAGATGATGCAACGTATCAAGTTAGGACATTAGGACAGCCTAAAGAAAAGACTCCTTATTATCAAGAACCTATAAAATTATTAAGATGAAGAAAGAAGAATTGTACGATCCTGAAAAGACTGGAACTTTCCAAATGATGTTTGGTTTTCCACAACCTGGAGTACACAGACCAAATAAGTGGGTATCAATTAGAAAGACTAAAACAGAAAAGAAATGAAAACAGAACTATCAAACATTAAAGAAGTAGACAAAGTAATAGAAGAAATATTAGAGCAAGAAGAAATTAAATATACTTGCTGTAATGATGAAATAACAGATGACGTCAAAGATGTAGGACTTTGTCCAACTTGTTTAGAACATATATAATATGAAAACAAAAGACAAAGTAAAGATGTTTATAGAAATGTACCCAAGTTTAAAAGATAATGACAATAGACTTTGTTCAAATATTTGGGCTATAGAAATAGGAGAAGTAGAAGGAATGAATAAGGAAAGTAAAGTTGCTGACTTTTTAGTTGCTTATGCAGAAGGTAAACTTACATCAGCACCAAGCATAAAACGAGCAAGAGCAAAGCTTCAGGAAGAAGAACCTAAATACAGAGGGGAAAAGTATAATCTTAGGAAGGGCGTATTGCAAGACAAATGGCGTAAAGACTTAGGTTATGAAGAAAACAATTAGCAAACTAAAAAAAGAACTTGACAAATACTTCAGCTTGTTTATCAGGTTGCGTTCAGCAAATGAGTACGGAATGATTCAATGCTTCACTTGCGGAATAGTCAGAGGGTATAAGGACGGAATGCAGAACGGACACTTTCAAAGTAGGAAACATTTATCAACACGCTTTGACGAAGAAAATTGTCAAGTACAATGCGTAAAGTGTAATGTCTATTCTTGGGGTGAGCAGTACAAGTTTAGTCTAGCGTTAGACAGAAAATATGGAGAAGGAAAAGCTGAAGAATTACAGTTCTTAGCTCGTACAACTTTAAAGATTTCAAGAGTAGAATATGAAGAAAAGATAAGTTATTACAAATCACTTGTTAAAAACTTAAAAGAAGAAAAGGAAATTGAGTAACATTTTTCATATCTTTGGCGTATGACAGAACCAATTTATTCAAGTGCTGAACACAGGGCAATAATTGAAGCTTACTTAGAAATGTGTATGGAGTTCGCAAAAGAGCTATCAACTAAAAGCAGGTACGAAGGATATTTAGAAGTTGTAGAAGTTATTTTGGAATATCATAACGGCTACGGAACAGGATTAAAAGAGAATAACTATTGGGATTGGGTAATGATAATACCTATCAATATTTCAGTAGCAACAAATGGATTCTTTGCAGGAATAGAAACTAAAGGGAATAGAGCAGTTATAAGGTCATATAAACTAATATTAGAAGAAGTGGTACATCAGGTTACAGATAAGATTGATAAAATGGAAGTTATAAATGACTGATGTATATTTAGAAATATCTAAGCTAACAGATAAGTTCAGAACTATGGCTTACGGATTAACCTCTGATAAAAACGAAGTCAATGAAGCAGTTCAGGAACTTATGATTTATCTACTTCAGATGAATCCTATAACTTTGAAAGCTATTTATGATAAGGATGGAATAGATGGTGTTACAAGATACGGTGCAGTAGCATTAAGGCGAGCATTGACAAGTCCTAGAAGTAATTACTATTACAAGTACAGAAAGTATTACACGCATATCGATAGTCTTACAAGTACAATTACTTATGATGTTGTAGATTCAGGAGAAATAATACCTTCTAAGCACCTTTACAACCTCCCTAATGAAGTAGTAGACGATTATCAATGGACTAGCCTTGAAAAGATAGACGAAGCCTTAGAAAGCTTTACTTGGTATGACTCTAAAATCTTCACTTTATATTACTACGAGGGGAATACCTTAGACTCACTAGCTAAAAAAACAGGAATAAGTAGAAACAGCTTATTCACTACAATAGACAAAGTAAGAGTACAGCTAAAAAATATGTTAAATGAATAAGTTCTTTGTACCTCAAGAAATATATGAAGATAGGATAGCTATTTGTAAGTCTTGCGTATATTACTTTAAGCCTTCAGGTCAATGTAAACGCTGCTTATGTTTTATGAAAGTTAAAGCAAGGATAGCAAGTCAAGAATGTCCTCAGAAGTATTGGAGTAAGACAACAGAGGTTGAAGTTAGAGAAGATATACCTGAAGAAATAATAGCTGAGATTATATTGCTTTGGGAAGACTTAAAAACAGGAAGAGCTAAAGACCACGAAGCTAAAAGTAAAATGATAACGATATATAATACCTTACATAACACGAACTACTCAACAGGAACAAATTGCGGTTCTTGTATAGCAGCTTGCTTTGATGGAATAAAAAAGATATATAAAGAATACTCTAAGGACTAATATTAATAAATATAGGGTAAGACCTACAAAAGCGTTTATTTTACCTAGAGTAGTAAAGGGGGGGTGTGGTTACCTCCCCAATACAATAAACTAAAATAGTAATAATGAATATAATAGTAATATGGCCGAACTAGAAAGAACTTACAAGACAATTAAAAGTATATTGAAACATCACATTAAGAATAATGTAAAATCCTTATGGACTTGGAAGGACGATAATTTTACTTGCATCTATGAGAATTACTCAGGAGATGACAGGATATATACGAGTAACCAACTCTTAAAACTTTTAACAAAATGATAATATTTACATTACTTGGAATCATAACTGCAATATTCTTTTTTATAGTTATTCTTATGAGCATAATTGAAACAAGAATTAAAAACAGAACTAAAGAAAAGTTATTCTACAATATGGATAAAGTAGAAACTAGAACAGGAGGACTAGAAAACGATAGGCTAAATGAAAGACAATAGAATACCCAGCTACTACATAGGTACTAATGGATATGAAGCTAGGAAAGTTGTAGACGGCTTTGAATTGTCTTACAATGTCGGTACGGCTGTTACTTACTTGCTCAGAGCAGAAAGGAAACATAAGAGTCCTATTGAGTGCATACAGAAAGCAATCAACCATCTAGAGTTTGAACTTGATAAATTAAAGAAATGACTCTATACACTTGCGAATGTAATAAGACAAAAGAAATAGGGAAGGCTACAATAGTACACAGAGATGGAAAATGGGTAACTAAGGAAGCACTCTGTGAATGTGGACTCTGGATGGATTGCGTACCAACTGAAGGGATGCCAAGTCTTAAAAGAACAGAACCAAGTCTAAGCAAGAAAAGAAATAAGCTATGGGCAGGAGCAAAAGAAAAGCTAGTAGGCGAAAGAGGAATCAATGAATCTTTTGATTAATGAAGTTTGTAATAAAAGACAATACAGATAAGCAAAGCCTTTTCAGTTACTTAAAGGAATTACAAAACGACTACATAGTAAGTATAAAGAAACAAAGAAACACAAGAAGCAATATGCAGAATAGTTACTATTGGAAATGTATCGTTCAAGGACTAGCAGAAGAACTAGGATATTTTCCTGATGAAATGCACGACGTACTAAGAGCTAAGTTCTTATCGGAATATGAAATGATAAGTATTAACGATAACCAAATAGCAATAAATAAAATAGGAAGTACAACAGCACTTAACACAAAAGCCTTTGAAGTATATACAGAACAAATAAGAGTATGGGCTATGACTGAATTAGGCATAAGACTAATGCTACCAAATGAATACGAGTAATTTCTATTATATAGTATCACTTGATTAATCAAATTATTTCAAAATGGAACACGGAGGAAAAAGAATAGGAGCAGGACGCAAAGGTAAAGCTGAAGAACAAAAGCTAATAGAGAACTTAACACCAATGAGTAGTATAGCATTAGAGTCTTTACAAAAGGGTTTAGAAAAGAAGGAACAATGGGCAGTAAAGTTATTCTTTGAATACTTTTATGGTAAACCACAACAAAGAGTAGATGTAACTACTAATGATGAAAGTCTTAACGTACCTTTAATAAACTTTATAAGCTCTGAATCTTAGCGACAAATACACAGCACTCTTTAATTCAGATGCTAGATACTTTATCATAACAGGAGGTAGGGGTTCAGGAAAGTCTTTTGCTGTTACAGTCTTTCTTACGCTATTAACTATGTCTAGGAATGTTAGAGTCCTATTCACACGTTACACAATGACATCAGCACACTTGTCAATCATTCCTGAGTTCTTAGAAAAGATAGGACTACTTGGATATGACAATACCTTTAGTGTAAACAAAGCAGAGGTAATAAACTTAGGAAACAAATCAGATATTTTATTTAGAGGAATAAAGACATCAGCAGGAAACCAGACTGCTAGTTTAAAGTCTTTACAGGGAATATCTACTTGGGTGTTAGATGAAGCTGAAGAACTTGTAGATGAAAACATCTTTGACACTATTGATTTAAGTATAAGGGAAAAGAAAGTGCAGAATAGAATCATATTAGTTTTAAATCCTGTTACTAAGGAACACTGGATATATAAGAGATTCTTTGAGGACAAAGGCATTGAAGGCGGTTTTAATGGCGTTAAAGACAATGTATGCTATATCCATAGTACATACCTAGATAATGAAACAAACCTATCACAGAGCTTCCTAGAGCGTATTAAGAGTATAAAGCATAATAACTTTAAAAAGTATCAACATAAGATTCTTGGAGGGTGGTTAGCAAAAGCAGAAGGAGTAGTATTTGAAAACTGGAGCATAGGAGAATTTAATCCTGATAACTTACAGACTTCTTGTGGAATGGACTTTGGGTTCTCAATAGACCCTGACTCACTTACTGAAGTAGCTATTGACAAAAAGCATAAAAAGATTTACTTAAAAGAACACCTTTATCGTAATGGATTAAAGAGTCAAGAGCTTGCTAAGATAATACTAGACAAAGTAGATAGTAAACTTATAATTGCCGATTCAGCAGAGCCTAGACTAATAGCAGACCTTAGACATTTAGGAGTAAACATCAAAGCAGTTAAGAAAGGAACAATTGAAAGTGGAATAACTAGAATGCAAGACTATCAACTTATTGTAAGTCCTGAATCAACTAATATAGCTAAAGAGTTAAACAACTATGTCTATGCAGATAAAGGCTCTAAGCTTTACGTAGATAACTATAATCACGCAATAGATGGTATTCGTTATAATGTAATCTATCACCTAGACAATCCAAATGCAGGAAGGTATTACGTGCAGTAAACTAAAAACAACAAATTTCTATTATATAGTGTATGAAAGTCAAAATTAAAAAAGAAGGAAAAACAGAATCGTTTAATCTTATTAGCAGTTGGTCAGATGTGACTCTGGAAACTTGGCTTAAATTAGTTGATTTTGAAACAGGTACAAAGACTGAAGAAGCTACTGAAACAATAGCAGCATTATCAGATATTCCTAGACGGTTGGTCAAGGAATTAGCCTTGTCAGATGTAGCTAATATAATGAGTAAGGTAGCAGAACTTCAACAGAAGCAAGATACAAAGCTAAAAAGGATAATAGAAATAAACGATATTGAGTACGGCTTTCATCCTGATTTGCACTCAATTTCTCTCGGTGAGTATGCCGATATCGAGCAGTTTATTAAGAACGGAATAGAGTCAAATCTTCCAGAACTAATGGCTGTACTCTACAGACCTGTAAAAGAAAAGAAAAATGATATATATATTATTGACGCTTATGATGGCGATATACGGCTCAGGACGGAAGAAATGAAACAGATGTCAGCAGAACAAGTGCAAAGTGCATTGGTTTTTTTTTACACTTTCGCGAAGGCGTTGTCCGAGATTTTGCCATTGTATTTGATGGATCAGCTGAAGGAAACGAAGATGCAATAGCAAGTGAAGACTTTTCAAGCAAATGGGGATGGTTCGGTGTGATGTATAGATTGACAAATGGTGAAATAGTAAACTTAGAACGAATAACAAACTTGAGTCTTTTGGAATGTTTGACTTGGTTAAGTTATGAAACAGATTTGAACTCACAAAATAAAGTAAAAAGAAATGGTTAATAATAAGACATACAATAACGTAGTAAATACACTTTTACGACTAGGGGAGTATCATAGGCAAATCTCTACAACTTCAGTAGGTGACATTTACGACATCAACTTGGAGAAGATGCAGAAGTTCCCATTGCTTCACGTAAACCCTACAAGCGTAGCTACAGGCGATAGCCAATTAACCTACTCGTTCCAAATATTCATAATGGATATGGTAACTGAGAAATCTGATTGGACTACAAACAGAAATGAAATTGTTAGTCCTACTGATGATGAATTTTCAAAGTTAGTAAAGACACTAAGTAATGAACAAGATGTATTTAATGAAACACTACAAATATGCACTGACTTTATCGGAATGCTTAGACATAGTTCAAGACAATCTTTATTAGGAGTTAATGACATTAACGAACCTTTATACTTTACACAAGACCAATTTACAATAGAACCTTTTCAGGAACGCTTTGATAACTTATGCTGCGGCTGGGTATTCAATATTGGTGTCTTAGTTCAGAATGACTTCCAAACTTGTGACATTCCTGTAAGTACAAGGGGAGCAGGTTACTAATGTTCAAGTTCAAGATATGGAAAATGATAATACAAATAGGATGGAAAAAATTTAAAATAACAATAAACTTATAAAATTATGGCAGACTTAGTAACAACAATTAGCGAAACGGTAACACTTAATGGAAGCCTTAGAGGTTCTGTTAATTCTTTAACGACAACAGGAATCAATGATGTATTTGAAAGGATAGTAACTTGCACTGCAAGTGTTGTAACTACTATAGCAGTATTTGATACATTACCATCAACTTCACCAGGAGCTATTGATGTCGATAGAACTAAATATGTAAGGGTAACCAACTTGGAAACGGCAGTAGATATTGAGCTAGCAGTACAGACTACTACTTCAAGTTGGTTACCCTTACATATTTAGTTCTATCGACATCAATAG